GCCGCTACTGCGACTAAGGGGCAACCCCCCCTGGGGCTCCATCCTCATCCCTGAGAATGGACGGCAAAGAGTCTCGGCGCTAACTGGCGCTGCACTCTCTCCGATTCCGTGTTGGATCTTATCCGAAGGTCCGGGACGTAATTGGCTCGGTCGAAAAGGGATGAACCCTAATGTTCCTTACCTCCCCCACCAGACGAATGACACTGCCTCCCGACACAACCACACGGTTGTGCCAGGCGACGGGACAGACGTCCACCCCCTTCGCTTCACACGGGACGGCCTCACAGGCCGTGCTAGTCTCCTAGTCTTGAGGCGAACCTCTCTGCTCGTACGGGCGTCCAACTGGACGGGCATCTGCTTCCCGAATGGCCTTTAACGTCAACCCCCTAGGGGCGCCATGTTGACGGGGTGTCATCCCCACCCCCCCGGTGCCGGGCATCCCTTGATGAGGGGAGCCGGCCCGCGGGGGGTGCCACAGGATGGAGGAGAGTCCTCTCTAACTCGTACGGGCGGCCTAGGGCCGGGTCTTCTGCTTCCCGTAGCCAGAACTAGGCTACTGGCGGATCCTGTAACGAGGGACAGGAACACCGGGCCCCATCAGACTCCGGACGGTGTGGACCATGTGTTCGGCGAGTGGGCCACCGAGGGAGCGCGCAGCGCGCTCAATAACTTCAGGCCCTGCCTTCTGGACCCCATGGAGGCCAGCCATCATGGCGGTATGCATGAGGGAGGCAACACGATGGAGACCGTTTCCGGAGGCTTCATGGTTGGCAACGGCGGCTGATGCCGGACCGATTACATCGTTCGCGGCCGGCATGACCACAGATGGGGACATGAAGGGCGAGACGGAGGTACCGGAGATTTCCCAGTGGCACTTCACGAAGTACCGGTAGTTCTGGATCGCCGAGGTCCCGCGGATCATAATGATGATTGCCGCCGTGGTCCCATTGTTCTGGGCCAGCCCGTCGTCCTCCTGATGCCAGAAAGCGCGGTCATTGGCCCGGGACGACCAGACAATGCTGAGGCCGTCGTCGGTATTGGCCCTCCCGGTCTCTTTGTATCCCGGCAGGAGCTTCAAGGCCTCGTAGGAAGTGATCCCCCCGTTGGAGATAGGCTGACCGTAATTGATCAGACCTCCTCGGCTCGAACCCGTAGTGGTATTGTAGATCTGAATCTCCATACCATTGAGCATCCACCGGGTGTGCCCTCCGTTGCCTACCTGGGCGGCAAAAGGGATCTTGCCGACCTCAGCGAGTGCTGCCGACCCCGTCACGTTGCTATAAGGCAAGGCGCCTAGGGACGAATAGGCCTGGGAGGGAGAGATCCACCCGACGGTACAGCGAGCGCTGGCGGTACCCCCCGCGAGGTTGACCGTCGCGACGGGACCGATCGTGTAAGCATTGGCGATCAGATCGCCCCCGATGATCATCGAGCGGCTATGGTACGACTCGCCGTCCATTGGGATATCGTCGTCATGGATTCCATGCCCCGGATAGAGGAAGATGTGGCGAGACTCGCCGACCCCGATCGAGAAGTTATCCTCGTAGACCGTAGAGGTGGTGAACGATCTAATGGTCGGGGCAGGGTTCTCGGGAGCGGGATTCTTGGCCCCCGCGTGATTCATCGGGGAAGACATCTGCTTAAGGTACTCGTCGAGGGCGGGAGGCAGATTGTACACGCCTCCCTTGGGGGCCTTTGGGACCGCCTCGTGGTTGACTCGATTGGCCGCACGGGCAGCCTTAGTGACCTCCCGGTCGATGGCTTCCTGGACCGCTCGCGTGTTTTGGACCGCCTGTTGGGTCGTGGTCTTGCCCTTACGGGTCTTGGTTGGCTTCTTGGATTGGGATTTCATGTTCGATTTGTAATTGAGTCGAATACTCTTGTGATGAGTGCACGTGTGCACTGGATTTCACGGGTTACCCTATCCTTGAGGCGAATGATCATCCTGCAGAGCTGGCGCCCTCCCGTGCATTCTGTCGGCAAATTCCGTCCCGAAGGACTTAGCACGGCACTTTACGGATTGCGAATCCAACCGTTTTGGGTGGTTAACTGCAGGACCCCGTAGCACCCGAAGGTGGCCCAGATAGCATCTGGGGCTGTAGTTTAGGGTCATTTCGGACCTCCCACTTGGGGACCTACTGATCCGGGGGACGCGCAGCCTGTTCCGCCATCAATTCGAGGCGGTGTATCAGGCCGTTCTTCGCGTACTCCAAGGAAGGCAGTGGGTTGGGCTTGTTTTCCCACGAACTCGTGAGGGGAGTAACCCTCTCCCAGGGGCTGATACGGATCCCGTTGTGCCTGGGATTCCACACCAGGGTGGGCCGCACGGCGGCTCGGACCTCTGACGGGGTCAGCGCGGGCAGGGCGACGGACAGCTCGTGGACGGGCGTCCAGATGCCATCCGAGTCGCGGAAGCTCCGATACGGGCCCGACATGTCTGTCGCCCCACAGACACGGCAGTTGGAGACGCGCCCGTAGGGGGACGAGGCGCGGATCCCGTGCCACTGGGCGATCTCCCGACAGTCCATCCATTCGGAAGGGTGGGCTTTCCGGTCGAGGCTCCCGGTGGCTTCGTCCCAGACCCCGTAGGACCCAGAGCAGATTGCCGGCCAGGACTCCCTCCCGATCTCGAGCGGGGCTGGGGTGCCTCCGCACTCGCAACGAGAGCCGAGCTCGACTTGCCTCTTACACTGGAGGGGCAGGCCTGTGCGGGACTTGCCAAGCTCAGCCCCGCAGATCCTGAGCTTGATCTTGCGGCTCCTGGCGGCCTGCTCGCACCTCTTCATCCGCGAACGGAAGAGGCTGTCCTCGATTTCGAGGGAACCGGCATCGGTAGACGCGGTTGGCTGCTCCCAGGGGGACTGCTTCGCCACTTTGGCTGGCGGGACCTCGTCGAGCTTGGGCCCGAAAGAGAAGTCGAGGTTGGGCTGAGACTGAGCCAGCAATGACGCAAGGGAAAGCTGATAGCCCGTGATGCGGTTGGACCACTCCGAAGGCTGCTCATGGCCGAATCCCCCCAGTTTTACGGGGAGGAAAAGGTTCCGCATGCCGCATTCCCGCTGGAGTTCCGACCGGTGAAGGCCGAGGAACACGGGGATCATCTTACGCTGGATTTCCGGCGGGGTGTCCTCAAATAGGGCCCCTACGACCCGGGCCGGCCGGAATTCGTCATCTTTCAGCTTGGTCACGCCGAAGAGCAAACCGGCGCGGACGCTGGCCACTCGAACCCAAGTCGATCCTGAACGCCGATAGTCTTGCGAGTTGATGCATGCGTACTTAGCGTCCTCATGGCTCTTACCCGCCGACTTCTTAAGCCCGACGCGGGTAGATAGATCCCAGAACTCACGCTCCTCCGCCTCCGAGGAGGCGGCGAGCCTGTCGTCACCATTGATGATGACTTGGGACAGGGCCAATTTGGGCCAACGAAGTGGCCTCCCTAGGCGAGGCCTCATCCTGTTCTTGGCCGCCAGAGTACATCCGAGGTTGACCAGGCAAAGGAGTGGGAACGAGGTTGCCTGTCCCATGAGCTGCCCGCACTTCTTAAGAGCCTTCGGTCGGTGGGTCCTGACCTCGTGGGTCTCCCCATCGGCTCTAACAAGGGTAGTCCCGATCTTCCGACCCAGAGCCTTTTCGTCCCAGGGGCCGATCCCGAGGCTGACGCCCGGGCGGATCTCCCATCGGCCTCCGTCGATTTCCGGGTCGAATAAAGCCGGTGTCTTTCCATAGTGGATCAGCTTGTCTGCATTGTCATCCATGATGATCTCCTTGCAGAACGAGGTGCCGTCCAAGAGAACTTCCAAGATACGGTTGGTAAGATTCGAGGAAAGGAGGTCGGTCGCCGCTGTGAAATCCGACGAGGCAGCAAATCCGTCGGGTCCCAGCGACCCGAGGAGGGCCGAAACTTGGGACCCGTCGACCTTGCCTGAGAGCGACGGGAAGCAGGGAAGCTCCCGCATCGACTCGAAGACTGCCTGCTGGAACGCTGTAGAGTAGACAGCCCCGGCCGAGGACCCCGAGGTGACCGTCCGTACCTTGGCAGCCTGCTCACAGACGGCTGTGACGTTGACGGACTTGGAGAATCCGGTCTCGATATCATTGAGTGCCTCTTTGATGATAAAGGCCGTCCACTCTGGCAATCCTCCGTAGTCGAATGTCGACACAGCTTCAGGAAAACCGTCAGGCCGGACACGGAACTCCGTGGACTCGCGGATCGGCTCAGGTACGTCGATCTGATCGTCGATCTCGGCGTTGGGCGCGTAGTTAACCTGAGGAAACCGAGGGTGGTCTACGTCCGGATAGAGAGCCGCTAGCCTGGGCCGCACGAGCCCGGGCCATTCCATCTTGATGACTTCTGTTTCGGTCTCCCGGTACCCGTGGAATGCTCGAAAAAGGCGGCCGTTCTTGCCGCCGACGCTTCGGCTCGACTCTGTAGAGCCCGTATTTCGGACGGAAGCGTCTAGGTACAGGACCTCGGACCGCTCCCGAAGGTGACGGTTGATGCTCGCCAGGATAGGCTGGAGGGCCGCGAGGACCTCCTCGTTGGCCGAATCATCGGGGACGCTGGTGAGGACCTTCCTTCGGTGGCCTTCCAATGCGACCCACTGTGCGTAGTCGCTAGCGTACCCAATGACCTGTTTGCACCGGAACAGCGTCTGCACGAGCAGTATGTTGTTCTTACATACCCGTGCATTCTGACCCCACCGAGTTTTACCCCAACGGTGGAGAGCCCCCGTGAGCCTAATGGGGGACTTGAGGCACTGGTCAGTGCCAAAGAGCTCGGCTGCGAAGAACTCGCAGAACGCCTTTATCCGCGGGGCAACGATGGTTTCGTCGTTGCTATTACCGCAGAAATGGCGTATGTTCGCTTTGAGCGACATCCGAACCAGGGGACTTTCACAAAAGAACCCGAAAACAGTGCTTATCCTCTCCGTAAACTCGAGAAGCATGGCACGACCTTGACTGGTGAAGTCAAAGCTCGGCTTTGATAATTCACCCTCTGCAGCGCCGCTTGACTGCAGGGGAGGTTCAACTGAGCATGAAGTGCTCATCCCCGAACTACAGGGGAACAAAATTTACGCGTAATGCGATGGCTTG